GCAAGCTCTCTCATGACGTGAGCGGAGCTATGGTTCTTTAGGAGAGGCTTTACTACTTCTAGGATGTCGTCATCCATCTTATCTCGTAAGTAGACTGATTTACGCATCTAAGGCACCTCACTTGCTGATGTACGGCTGTGTGCCGACTTTGATAGTAACAGTACTCTTTTTAGCTTTCGAAGCCATACGAGTCCCGTACTTCCTTAAACCACGTACATTTGCGTATCTATCTAGGAACATTACTTTAACTCCTCTAGCAGCGAATCGTTCTGACAAGTATTGTTTAAGTAGTTCAGAGCCTCCACCAGTGAAGATAAGTGTATCTACGAAAGCCCAGCTATTAATTAGTATTCTGTCCAGAGTATTAAGGATTGTATTCGCGTGATTTTCGTAAGCCTGATTGATTACTGGTGTGATGTCCATACCTTTTATTTCTTTGTTCTGGATAATCATTGGTAGCTTTCCGTCTGGTATTGTAGCTCCTAGATGGTTCTCTAGGTATTTCCCAATTTGTAGGTAGCTACTAAACATTCCCATATTCGTATGTGTAGTAAGTTCCGGTTGCTCTTCTAATGAATCCAATGTCAGAACATTCAGTGTTCTTGCTCCGATATCTGCTAATACGTTAAATCCTTTTGCAATGTTGTGGTCTACAATCTCTCCGTTGTTGTCTAGCATTAGGTCACACAAGCTACCGAAAGGTTGTTTCTTTATACATACATCTTCGACTGTGACAGTTCTTTCTATCCAATTATTCCCGTCGTAAGAGATTTTCATCTCGTGTGTACCTTTTACAAGTTGTGTAAGCTGCTCTCTACGCTCTGGTGTATCGTTCTTGATTGGTAGGTTCATCATAAGTGTGTAGATGGTTTCATTTGTGCCTTTGCTCATGAGTCCTAGAACAGTTTTCATAATAATCGGAAACTTACTATCATTATGTTTATTTTCTCCTCCAGTCCACTCAATATCCGGGTCTAACTTTGTAGCATAATCTCCGACTACCCATTTCTTGTCATCAATCTCACAAGCGATGTATTCTAGCTGCTTACCTTCTACTGAAAACTCTGTAGATGGTTTTGGTTTAAAGCTAGTTACGAATGAAGGGATTAAGAATGGGTGACCGTTGTTGTCACATTTCACATCTCCGAACCCATCATCTACTGCACCTACAGATAATCCTACGTTTGTTCCTTGCCATTTCTTTGCCATTTTGTTTTCCCCCTTTGTCATTTCTTAATACATCATATGGAGCATTCGCCTAATTGATACCACAAAATCATAAAAAGTTAGAAAAAAGTTTAAAAAGTTATAAGAAGTGTTACTTTTACACATTAAAAAAGACACGAGAGGTTATCCCGTGTCAGTGTACTATTTTAATAGTTCCGCGAACTTAGCTAATTCTAATTCAGTTTTTTTCTCTGTAGAAAGCATAGTATCGAGTTTCTTCTCAATCGCTTTAACTTGCTGCTCTTCGTTTAGAATATCTTTCTCTTTAATTTTACCTTTGATATCTTGAATCCATTCATCCAATGAGTGTCCCTGTACTTTTGTATCTCCGAAGTCTTCTAATAGTAAATCATCCGCAGCTACGAACAATGCGTGAATCTTAACTAACAAGAATGTAAGCTCGTCCTTCCCGGCTACGTTAAAGTTAATGTTCTTACCTTCCCATTCAAGCATACATTTTGTTGTAGATGTGTGGCGACCTTTCTTTAAAGCTGCTAATTTCTTTTTCTTCTCTTCAACCTTTACCTGTAATTGTAATACTACTGCATCATTTGAGTTTGTCATTATTCTTGCTCCTTATCATCTTTACTTATTTGTGATTCCGGTACTGAACCTTTGTATGAGTAGAACTTCCCGTTTTCTAGGTATCTCTTAATGAAGCAAGGCTCCATGTCTCCAGTGAATCGTTCAAAGAACCCTTCTAATGAACCACGATACACTTCACTATCTCTACCATACTCTCCATTCCTAGATGTAACTACAGCTTCAACACCGATGACTTTTCTATCGTGTCTACGGCTATCCATCCAACTGTACGGTCTATCGTATTTGTTCTCCATTGTGATATCGAACTTACGAGCGTCACCATAAAATTTTGTGTAGAACCCTACTCGTCTTTTCCACTCACTTATATCCTTGTCTAGAACTGTGTTAATAATGAACTCTGGGTCGATTGGGTATAACTCATCTTTACTTTCATCAACTGGTGAGTAGTATTGAGAATGTTCTAGCATGCTTTGAAACGGTGTGAAGTCTTGTACGCACCCTACCTCTAACTCTTTGATAAATTTCTTACCTAAAGAGCTGATTGCTTTAATTCTCCACGGGAAGTCCTTATTACTAGACCAGCGACATTCCTCTGCAAAGAAGAACTTCTTAGCTTTAGACTTCGTAACCTTCTGTCTTCGGTTCGAATCACTGTAGTCTGTTCGGTAATCATACTCGTGGAACTTACCTAAGTAAATGTATTTCTCTTCATCTTTATCGATGTATGTATAACCAACTTTTAAATCTTTACCTTTAATGTGTTCTTTATTCATTAACACATCTGTGTATCTCTTAGACTCTGTATATGTCTCGGAGTTTACAGGAACTAGAACAAGTTCTGTACCTTCCCATGCGTATACCAGCTCTCCCACGATACCTTTACCTTTCATTACATCGCAGCACTCTAGAATGTACATCAGGTTAGCCATGTCAATTTCAAATTCGAATCCTCGTGGGTCGTATACTCGACAGAATGCTTTACGGTCACTCCATGATGGTCGCCCTCCGCCTGTCTTATTGAATACGAATCCTTCTGTCGGCTCATTCTCAAATTCTTGGTTAGGAATCTTCGTATCTCTCCAGCTTTCCCATGACTTTTCTTTTCGTAGTTTACCAGTTTCATCATAATAAATGATATAGGCTAGGCTACCCGTATAAGTCCCTTGTCTGTTTTGATACCCGACATTTAATGTTTTTGGCATAAATAATTTACTTTGCATCTAGTTCCTCCTGTAATCCTTTAATTAATTCTTTTAATGGGATGACATTAAACCTATCATCCAAGAACCTCATCTGTACAACTTTTGTTTCTGGTTGTCCGTTGTAGTCTACCATAAGGATATGTAACTCAGTTTCATTGTAGGCTTCTACAATACCATATTCTTCTCTCCAGTACATTCGTTCCCAATCACTTGTCTCTATTTGCATAACAACCGGAGAGCCTACACTGAATAGTACAGGGTCGAATACTTTTACATCAAGTGTAACCGGGTGTTTATATTTGTATTTAGGTTCTGACACGTTAATCCTCCTCAACTAATGTAAGTTTATATTTCGCTATCTTATATGTTTCCTTATCCCCATTGAATCGTTTGTCTCGAAATGCTTTCGCATCACCTTTTCGTGTAAACGTCTTGGATAGTCTTACTTTTGGGTTACTGCGATATACCACAGCATAACGATATTCTTCCATTCTATTGCTCCTTCTATGTATCTAGAAAACTGATTCTACAACGTTAAACCCTAGTGTTTTTACCCACTGTACCGGGAATCCTTTATCTAAGTGCATGCAGTAAATCTTGTCTCGATTCTTACCTACTAGTTCACACAACTTATTTATGGATAAATGTACATTACCTTCGTAATCAGCTTTACATGTATCTTGATAAAAGTAATCGATGATTCCGCTTTCTAATCTTCCTAATATGTATGGGTGAATATTATTCGAATCTCCGCTGTAGTACACGCATTTACCTTTAATGTCTAGCAAGTACCCGTAAGACAAAATTTCTTCTACATGATGATTAGGTACAGCTTGTACAAATACAGGTTCATTTGCGTACTCTAACTCAACATGTGATTCGAATTGTTTAATATGATAATACTTATTGGTTACTCCCATTAAATCTAGAATCTTAGGAACCTTTAATGTATATGGTGCGTACACCGTAATGTTTTTCTCTCCCATTGTACCCATATTGAAGTATGAGTGGAAGATGAGTCCTCCTAATGAACCGATATGGTCATCGTGAGTATGTGTGATTAGTACTTTAATATTTTTTACTACTCCTAGAACACCGGAATGGTCTAGTCTTTCGAATACGTTGCTACCACAGTCAATCAGGAATAACTCTCCTTCGTGAATGCAATATGCGCTGTTGTTTCCTTCTAATGTGTTGAACGCGCTTCCGCGTCCTATAAACTGTAGCAAGGCTTGTCCTCCTTTGGTGGTATAGTAAGTATGTAACATTCATGTTTAGCTTTAAGTTCTTGCGTCATACAATGTGCTTCTGTAGGTCTATTGTGATAATAGTAAGTTAATACCTTGATAGCGTCCCATTGGAACTCTTCAAGTAACTTCTTCTCTTCATTTAACATGTAGTTGTCATATTCAAGTAAAGCTACCTTATCGAATCTCTTTGACTGTAGACGTTTTCGTAACCCGTATGGTTTAGTCATTGTAACGTTCCTTCCATAGTTCCACTAAGTTGTAAACGATAAGAGCCAACTGACCTAGACCCATGATTCCTAAGAATCTACCTATATCTTTAAACTCCGTTAACTCTCCAAAAGTAGAGTGATAAAAAGACATGATACAGAAACCTGTCCATAAGCTTAAAAAGAATATCGTTAATAAATTTGTTAATCGCAACATTTAAGTTCCCCCTTAATTTTTAAACGCCCAGTAAGCGTAAATCATACACCCTATTATTACTAGTAGAGGGATAATCGTTACTGCACCTAAAACCCCTACTAACCATTCTGGTATTGTAAATTCGATGTGCATCCTATTAACCTCGTACACTTACAGCGCAAGCTTCGCCTACATAAATATGTTGTCTTCCGAAGTGAGGGTAGTTGTCTCGATTAACCTTGTCCGCATCTTCCTCAGATGAAACGAGAACGAATAACTCAGTAATTCTATCGTTCGGGAATCCCATCTCTTCCTCGTATTCGTATAAGAACATTTGTCCTTCTGGAGACTTCATTAACTTACGTTCGAATCGAGAAGTATCTACGTAAACCTTTAGTACATTATCTTTCTTTAAACCTTCTTTTAACTTGTTGTATGTAAGTCTTTCTCCTCGGAAATCAAAGTCCTTCTCCATATTCTCAAACATTCTATCTAGAAAACTACTCATTACAATTCCTCCTCTGTTTTATATCGTCTCTTAGCAGCCACTTGGCTCCTTCTACATCAAATTCCACTTTGTCTAAATTACCTAGAGAAAGCTGTATGTCCCCTGTTACTAACGCTCTCTCAGCTCTCTCTAAGTGTTCTTTAGCATATCTGATTTTCTCTAGTGCTGTATCGTTCAATTTACTTACCCTTTCCTTCTTTGTACTCTGCTAATAATTTGGTTACTTCGTAAACGTTATTTTCTACTGACATTTCGTGTTCACCTCCTTAAAATAGGTACCATTACTTTCCTGCGTCTTTGTCTTTATTTTTCTTCTTGTTTGCAAAGTGACTATAAGATAACACGCTTACAATGATAACTACAACCCAGAACAGTAAGTTGATGATGCCGGGAGCTACTAAGATGATGTAGTTCATTATCGATAACATCCCGATAATGGCTAGTACCGTTACTGTTAGTTCCTTAGCTTTCACTTGTCTCACCTCCTTGTAATTACCATTATATACCGGGTTTCACTTAAAGTCAACAAGTTTTATTTATTTTTTATGTTTATTTTGTCTTTTCCAATAACTAATCGTTCCGTAAGGTACACCTGATAGTTGTTCCATCTGTTTGAACGTGTGTTTACCTTCTCGAAGTAGCTTCATTGCTAACTCTTGGTTACCTTTACCGAAGCCGCCTTTTCTACCTTGCACACCTTCTTTAATCTCTTTACCTTCCATAAGCTCTTTTAAATGTTTAACTGCTCGTTTCTCTAGTCTACCAACCTCTTGATAAGAGATTCCTAGTTCATTTCCTATGTCTTGCTGCTTCCTGTCGCAAAAGAAACGTTGGTTAATGATATATCCTTCTTTTGTAGGGAGTTGTTTTATGTACTGTTCTAACTGAATACGGTTGTCTATTAACTCTTCTTCATTTTCCGATACCAATGTGTCTCCAATGGTAACATCATCACCTACGCGCCCTCTATTGCTCTTATGTACTACTTCCGACATGCCTTTAGGAATCTCTTGCTGCATAAAGATTAACGTGTTGTAAGCTAATTGCTCGTCCACTCCTAGCGCTTCGCTGATTTCTCGTGCGCTTGCGTCTCTTAATCCATTCTTTTTAATCTTTACACTTAAGGCGCTCTCTTCTCTCGCGGACTTAAAGTACCTGTTGTCTCTAAAGTGATTTAAGATAGAGCCTCGAATATAAAACATTAGGTATGTACTAGCCTTGTAACCTTTCTTTTCATCAAACTTATAAGCCCCAGTCATGATAGCGATATTAGCAATCTGTTTAAGTTCCTCTGCTACATAGGGGTCTTTACTGTACTTACCGATTGCTTTCTTTACTAACCCCTCATTGTTAGTAATCAATTGTTCCATCGCTTCTTCGGAACCTTCTTTTGCTAATGCGATTAATTCTTCATTACTTCTCTCTGCTACTGTGAGCATTTTTAACTCCTCCTCTTTGTTTATCTATTAATATCTTAACATGTGCTGTACCAAAAGTCAACAATGAAATTAAAAAAAAGAGCGAACAATGTCGCTCTATGCTAGATACGTATCTTTATTGGAGAATTATTGGAGAATGTCCAAACCGTAGAATCCTGATTCTCTACAACATCAAGAACATGGAACGATACGGTGTCTTTGTACTCGTCTACTATTGTTTTAACCAATGGAAACTCTTCACCCTCCGACAAACGTTTCTGGAAAGCTCGAACACTTTCTGTTATGTGGGCAATCATTACCTCTTTCATATGTTCTTCTTTGTAGCGTAGCCACATCCAGCCGTAGTCTAAACCTTCTACATCTTGCCATACACACTCTGTCGGGTCTTCACCATCTCTATCGTCTCCATACTTGTTAACAACCTCTTCAATTTGTGCAGCTCCTCTAGCCTCTGCTAAAATTTGTTCACAGTCTAAATCAGTTAAGGTAGAGACAGATACCTTATGCGGAGAGCTATCAGTCTCTCTTTTAACAATATTCTCTAAAATCGTGGCTTCGGTTATTTTCGCTTCTTCTGCAATCTCGGCAATTCTTTCTCCGATTTTCTTTATTTCTTCGTCAAGATACTTTTTACCTTCGTTACTAATCATAAATATCCGTCCCTTCATATTTCTTGGAATTTTCTTCTACTTGTCTTTTCCAGAGCTGATACTCCGCGCTGTTCATGTCTACCTTTTTGTATTGACCATCTACATAAATCTCTTTCATTTTGCCATGCCAAAAGCAGTAATCATTTACTTCGTTATCTAGACAGGTACAGATGCCCCAGCCGGAATTACCGCTGTAAGCACCTGCATAAGTACCTCCCATTATTTTTCTTCCTTTACTTTACGTACTGTAAACTTAGGAGCATTCAGTTTGTAGAACTCAGCACGTTCGATAGCTTTTAACTCACCATCAGAAAACTCATTGTCTGTGATTTTCTTCTTAAGTAATGAAGCTGATACACGTACTTCTGTAACTTCGCTGTATTGCTCTACCGATAAGATGTCTTTAATCATGTTTACATCGTAAGTTGTGTACTCAGATGAAGAGTTAGTCGCTTTGTTCGTTTGAAGATAGATTTCTTTACCTTTTGTACCAGTTAAGACTTTCAATTTGTTTTCATCCATATATGTACGAATCGCTTTTTTCTTTTTCTCTAATTCTTTATTAAGCGCTGCGATTTCTGCGTGTAGCTCTGTGTATGCATCTACTTCCGCAATCATAACTGTCTCCTCATCAACCTCTTCTTCAATTGGTTCCAATGGTTTAATCTCTTCAATAACCATAATCTCCGGTTGTGCTTGTAATGGAGCCTCTACATTTTTCATTACTTGGTTCTGCTCAGTTACGTTAATCCAACCTTCTGATGTAAACTGTTCAACTACTTTTTCCACTGTGTAACGTTTATTATAAACTGTAGAGCCTACATCTTGTCGAGTAACTACTACTAGGTCGTCCTTATTGATTTCAACAAATACCTCTTCGTTTGATACTGCATTGATTAACATAGCTTTCGTCATTTTAGCCTCTCCTTTGTTTTCCTTTTTAGTTGTTGTAGCTTTACGTGTTTTTGTCATTTTCGTTTCCCCCTCGTTATTTGTTAACTTTATTATAGCCTATCTTTTACTAAAAGTAAACATCTTTTTCAAAACTTTTTATTGGTGCATCAACTCATGGTCGTCGTCATAATCTAAACCGTATGGTTCCTCTGGTGTATTCGCTAGTCGGAATGACCACTCTTTTAACTTCATGTGTTCATTAACCTCAATAGCATCCCTAATTTCACCATCAATATCGTCTAAGTCGTACCATAAAGGTAATTGTTCACATACTAGGTACGGTTTACCTAAGTCGCATATACCTGTCTCGATAATAAAAATAGCTTGCTTGTCCTCTTCTGCTTTTTGCATATCTTCCAGTCTATCTAACTCGCGCTCTAATAATGATATTTGATGCTTTATACCTTCGATTTTATTTGTGTACGGCATAATTCATTCTCCTCCCTTTCTTATAACCATAGCCCATATTCTCTTACAGGTACTGTAGATAAACGGAATGACCACTCCTTGAACTCAGCACCTACATTTGTGTCTGCGTCATCTTGAATGTCGTCATCAATTTCCTGCATAGTCCACCATTCCGGTACCTCTCTACAAAGTTGGTACTCTTCTCCTGTGTCATCAATACCTGTCTCGATAAGATAAAACACTTGTTTTTCTTCTAACTCAGCAAGTTCCGCTTTTAAATTTGCAATCTTAGTTACATGGTTCATTGCATTAACCCCCCTTTCACAAATACATAGTTTGATTGGTGCGTTAGTCCCCAAGCTTTATTATGTAGGGTTAACTTGGCTTCTTCAATATTATTTAGAGCTTCACAGATGTCTGCTTTCGAAAAACCGTTATCCGTCATAAACTTAACTAACTTTTCTTCCGGTCTATCTGGTGTTGGTGCTTGTACCATTGTCATCATAATTAAACTCTCCTTATACGGCTTGTGCCATTATTTGTTTTTTCTTTAACGTGAGAACTTCATTATTGTAGTGGTCTACGGTGCTAACAATGTCGAAATCAACTAAATACCTCTTGTAATCTACATACTCATCTGGAATCATGATGTTTGTATCATTTGTAAGCCAGCGATACCATATCCAATCTATAAACTTGTTTTGCTCATGGAACTCTTCTCGCGGCTCTGAAATGATAAGCTCTCCGTCTGGTTTTAGCAATCTATTAAACTCTGCAAATAAGATATGTAAGTCTTGCTCCGGGATGTGATGGATTACGTTACGGCAATGAATCGCATCAAACATATGGTCTTCTGTGTCCATTACTAAGTAGTCTTTAATGAAGAAATCGTAATTCGGTGTTCCGATGAAGTCAGAAGACATATAACCTTCTTTTGGTTGTCTTCCAGAACCATAGTCCAGTTTCATTTTTCAAACCTCCCTAGTAATGCTACATTTCCGTATATGAAGTCACAGAAAATCTTATATCTGATAACACTGTTGTTCTCTCTATTCATCATATTGTAATATTCTAGAATTTTATCTTCTGGTAGCGATTCAAACTCCTTATATATCTGCTGTCCTAACTCATACGATAAATCTTGAGACATTGCTATGTCATCTTCAAGTGCGTTTTGTTGTTTAATCTTGTCTTCTAAACTCATGCCCATCTACCTCCATACCTATATTCATTAGAGACTAACTTTCTTGGTACTACTTTAACTACTGCGTATGTGTCACCTAACTCTAACTTTAACTTCTCCGATACAACCTCTGCAATAACTTCTTCTTCGTATAAATCTGGTAATGTACGTGTAAGCATCGGACAATCTTTTAATGTATACTTTACTTCATAAATCCAACGTTCAATTCTCATCTTTGTCGCCCTCCGAATCTAGAATAGTTACTCTAATTCCATCAACTTCCATTAACATCTTTACGCTCTTCGCTACCGATTTAATCTGGTAGTAGTAAATTTCTGATGCTGATTTATATCGTGAGTAATCTTCGTATGTATTCTCACCTTTTAAGTCTTGGTATTGAACAATGTACATTGGCTTCCCATTTTGTAGTTCATCAATCTTATCTAGGATGTCATTTAGTACTATCATTACGATTACATCAGATGAGTCATTTAGGCTGTTAAAATTCTCTGCTTTATCCTCTACGAATTTTCTTAGTTCTTCTATTTTGTTTACCACTTTCTCATCCCCTTTCGTTACCTTTATATTATCACCTTGTTTACTTTAAGTCAACAACTTTTAAGAACTTTTTTTATAAATCCGTGTATACTTTCTGACCTGCATTTGTAAGACCTAACGCTTTGTACAACCCGTCTAGCGTTTTGAGTAGGTCGTTAACATCATGATAGTTATACTCCGGTAAACTTTCTTTTATAGCTCGTTTCGCCGCATTCTTTGATATAAACTTTATAGCTTTCTCGATTTTAATTTTATCGTCGAAGTCGGTTATACCGTACTCTTCAAACGCTAGGTTAATTTTGTCAATTAATTCCGATGCTTTGATTTCTCTATAAAAATTCATATCACTCATCCTCCGTTAATTTATCTGCAAGACGTTCCGCTATAAGTTTAGTACCTTCTACTAGTAACTTACACTTGTCTTCATATTCTTTTGCTCCGTCATCTGTTAAACTACCCGTTAACTTTAAAAACTCTCCGCAAGCATCTAAAGCTTTTTTCTTCTCACGTTTGTACATGCCCAATAACCGGGCTACACTAGCACCTGACATTTCTTTCTGTAAATCATAATGTTCCCATCCTGTTCTTTCCATTATAACTCCTCCTAAATAATTATTTGTGTTGGCTTATCTAACGTAATTGGTTGTATTCTCATATATTTCCTAGCGTAGTCAAACTCCTCGTTATTTCTTGCTTTCTCTGCTTCCCCTAGTGTGCTAAAAACACCATACACATACCCACCTTCATACGGGTAACTCACGTATAGTATATACATATTCATTACAGCTCCTCCTTTAAGGAACCCGCGTGACTAAATATAGTCAACACGGATTTGTTCAATTTCATTTCCATCTTTATGAATCTTTACGTATGCTACTTTATCTTGTATGTATGCTTCTGATTTAACTTGAATCTTATTATGTACTGTTACAGGTTTTTTATCTTCTTTTTCTGTAAGACGAGTAATTTTTCTTTCATCTAGAATCGTGTATAGCCCGTACTTGTTCAAACCGTACTTCGCTAAGATATCTCGGATTGGCACTTCTCGTATGTAATCATCTACGATTCTATCTTTCTCGTATTTACTCAGTGACAATGTTCGAGCCTTACCTTCTCGATTATACTCTGGTGAGCGCTTTTCAATTCCGTTACGAGATAAGATACGATAGATACGACCTGCTGCAATTTTGTACTTCGCAATGATGTCTACTACTCTTTCTCCTCTAAGGTACATTCTAGCTACTCCAGCTTCTTGCTCTGGTGTTAATGGGTTCTTAGAACCTTTAGGTGCTTTTACCTTTTCCTCTACAATTACTAGCTTGTCCTCTACTAAATCATTCTTTAAATCAATCATTATATTTTCCTCCTTTTAATTTACCAGATTTCTTTTGGTTTGAACGGTATTGGCGTCATACTTCTTTGTGGGTAAGTCTCCTTCTGTCCCTTATTCTTCTCGTCAATGTAGTCTTTTGCTTCTTTCTTAGATTCAAATACTCTAACCGGATATCTTTGGTACCCATCATACTCAGAAACAATGTAAGCTTCTTTAAGTTCCATCTCTTCAACTCCTTTTCGTTATCTTGATTACATCTTATCATCGTATTCACTTTAAGTCAACACTATTCCATAAAAAAAGAACAAGAATTTTTCATCTTGTTCTAAAGCTTGAATTTACTTGATACTAATAGGTTTTCTTCGTATAGCACGCTTGGCTCCCGGGATAGTTTATAAGCAAATTCATTTTCTTTTCTTTCATAGACTGATATAACATAAGCTGCATCGAATGTACCATCTGTAGAAGTATAACTTACGTTGTCACCTACTTTAAACTTATTCGGTTTAAGGAAGATACTCGTATCAGTGACTTTGTACACATCCAACAGAGATAAGTCGGTTAAACCGATATTAAATCGCAACCAGTATCTATCCGCTTCATTCGTATCATATATGTCGTATGTAATCTGCGGTATCGTAAACCCTCTTTCTACTACTAACCTAGCTAATACACTTGTACCTGTGTTCTTCTCGTAGTTTTTGATATAGATAATCTCCCCGTGAAGTAACGCTAGAACTTTTTCTTCCAGCGTCCCATACACTTCGTACTTCAACTCTTTCCAGTCCGCTACTTCTGTAATCGGTATTGTCAATGTAATCCCTCCCTATTCTACAAACCAAAAGCTTGCATTGCCTCTTTCGTTTTCTTATCCATCTCAGTTAAGTCTAAGTTGTCATAGAACTCTTGCTCCGCTGCTGCTAAGTCTTCAAATAGTTGTTCGTGTTGTTCTACAGGTACATATTTCATGACTACTTCTGTAAGAGCAGATTCTTTGCATCGTACTTTGATTGCCATTTCTTTTAACGCTGATACACTCAATCCACCTAATGCGTTATTGGTGATTTTAGCTTTAATTTCCATCGCTTTCATCGCAAGCGGAATGTCCACGATATCGAATGAAGCTAACCCTTTAAATCCTTTATGGATAACTTCGTCAAGGAACTCGATATCATTAAATACTTTCTCTACTTTATCAATAGCTCCAATTGGATTGTAGCTTTCTTTCTCCTGTTCGTTAAACATTTCTACACGTTTATCAGATATGTACGTTACGTTGTCTTTAGAACGCTTATCAAGGAGTTGTAGTAACGGTACACCTGTCTCGATAGATTCCTCTCTTTTCTTTTTATAGTTTGTAAGCGAGGCTTTAGAGATACTTAAACCTTGCTCCTTACAGAACTCAATAATGTAGTCGTATGTTTTACCCTCATCTAGCATGTTATCTACTTTTGTGCAGAGCTTTTTATCCTTATATAATTGAACTAATACGCTACCTGTGTTTAAAGTTTTCTTATCTTTCGACATTAATTTTTCCACCTTTTCATCGTTTTATTTTCTAATCCTTTTGAATATTGCTATATATTAAACGAGGTAGTTACCTCCTAAGAATGCGATTATCATAGGCTTTTTTGCACTCTATCTATAATATAATAAATCTATTAGCAATTTCCTAAATAAAACGAAAAAGACAGAAAACTCCACTAGGTAGTGTTACTTTTTATTTTACAGAATATTTGGTATCTTGTACAGAAACTTTTTGTTTACGATTAGTCAACAGAATCCCGTTTAGCGCAAACAAAAAAACCCCACTAAATAGTGGAGCTTTTGTAATGTAAAACCCTTCCATAGTTTCACATTATTTAACAATATTCATCTCTCTTCCACCCAAAAACGAATCACCCTACTCGTTTGGATGTACTACATGTTGGTAGCACACGAATATCTTATCAGATTTCTAAGTAGATTGCAAGCTCTACTTCATCATTTTTAAACACTAATCGATGTGATTGAATCTTCTTTTCAAGTTCTACTGTGAATGTTAACGTATCTAATAACTTCTTATCTAGTTGAAGAGTAGACACATCTGAACGGAAGTAGTAACCACCGCTAAATAAACGGGATACTTGAATCATCTCAGTATGAGAACCAATGAATGTATCGTTACCTCTTACTTTATCACGGAATGATGCACCTTGTACCGCTTTGCCTAGTAAGTTATCTTCTTCAATCAAGTCTAGCACTTCTAATCCATCATCGATTGTAAGTTCTTTACCTACAAGATGAGATAGGAAGCTAAACTTATCAGCATCACCGAATAGTAGATTAACTGATTGCTCTACAAAGTCGTCTTCTCCTAGCGGCATTCTATTCCATACTCTAGCAATTACAAACTCTTCTCCACCTATTGTAACGGTTTCAAATACAATCTTAGGCTCTTTGATGTTCAATACGATATCTGCTGTGAACAAGCTTAACCCTTCTGATATCTTTTCTTCTAGGTGTGGCTTGTCTAGTACATCACCTTCCGCAATGTATCCCGGGATATCTCCAGCTTCATTCATTACTAACCATTCTAATGTGTTATCTAGCTCTGTAAATGAATTATAATCAACTCGCATGAAGAACCCGATACGAAGCTCATTATCTTCTAGTACTGCATCACCCTTAAAAATGTGAGAACGAACTAAATGGTTCTTGGAAAAGAAGTCATTAAAGTAAGAGATACCGTGTACCTTCTTCGTTTCACTTTCTAGCAGCTCTTTTAGTTGTTCCAATCGTTCATTTCCTTTTGTTTTTGTTGTAGGATTTTCTTTTGTCATGTCCGATAACTCCTTTTGATTTCGTTTTAACATTCGTTTTACTAAATGCCCCTTTACCCTCTTGTGCCATAACCTGTTTCTCTTGATACACGAATAGTAGGCTAGTAGACTTCCATGTTCTCTGTGTTCGAATAGACATCTTACCTAAAATAGTAGTACCAACTTTCACATAGTACACTTCATCAAGACTAGTTAATGTAGTTACTTTCTTACTGCGCTTTGTTTCTAGCTTAATAAGCTCTCTGGTGACTCCTAGATGCTTAGAAAGTAAGTCTTTGGCATATTCTAGTTTTAAACCTAATTCACGCTCTGTCAGGTTGTCATAAGGCTCTACAAAAGAGGGCTTGTATTTACCCTCTTTCTTCTTTAGAGCGTTATTATATGCATCTGCCCCGTTATTATTAAGGTTCTTGGTTCCGTCTCCCCGGGCATTAACTCCACGGGATATACTTCTACGGGCGCTATTCTCCTTTGCCACTTAAATACTCCTCTACCTTACTACCGATATAATGACGATAGAATACTCGGTCATACCCATTGATTTTATCAATATACGCTAAGAACATCGGGTCTTTAGTGTCCATGTGTGCAATAACAAAGTCGAAAGGTAGTCTATAAAAAGTTTGCCCTTCAATCCAATCTGTAAGAACACCAGCAGGATATGTACGTTTTATTACTTCAAGGAACTTTTCTCCGATATAATCCGAATTAAACAGCGCCTCATGAGCGTTTAGTGGTGTACAAGTATCTTTATAACTCTTTTTTACCTCTGTATACCCTTTTTCTTCTGTTCTTATTACGAGAGTTATTGCGTCCCACTCGGAGTAAGCTACTATGTAGTCTTCGGCTATCCGGTGTACATCAGGCATAGGAGATGGTGGAAGTTCCTTCGCAGCAGGTGACTTTGTTAACCCCTCGAACTCTACGTCACCTTTAGTTGATATAATGCTATCGTCTGTAATCTTTTGTTCCGCTGCTGCAATTCTATCTAAATCTTTAATAGATATTACTTCTTGATGTACCTTCTTTATCTTCAAGTACCCTTTACCCATTCTACTATCTACACAGTAGTTCAGTTTACCTAGTTCTACTAAAACTTCCACTACTTCTTTAATATCCTCTTTATCCTCGTAATTGTATAAAATCTCAATAGTAGCCATTATTTCTCCTCCTCACGCTTCTGTACTAGCGATAATATATGATTCGTTTGTACCCATTTGAAGAATAACCCACCAGAAAGGTACACGATAATATTCTTCCCCATACCAAACCTCTTTAGTAAACTTGTACATCTTTTCATCTAGCTCTGGTACGTCTTCCTCATGGAATAACATGGTGTCCGTTAAAGGTACTTCACCAAAGTAGTCTTCTTCCATGTCTTCTCTAGGAACACCCGTTTCATTAATGTAGAATCGTTTCGCTTGTCTTTCTGATGGAGCGCACACCCAATCATAATCATTCATTTTGAATACACCTAACATTAAAATTCCTCCCCATGATTCTTTTTATTCTTCTCTTTTTGTTTCTCCCACTCTTTAACTACACTAACAACATCGTCCATGTTTAGCCCGGTATTATTCGCTACATCTTCCAGCATAAAGATTGTTTCTAGCTCCGCTGATAACGCCATTATACTCCCCCCTTAGTTTTTGAAATGATAATATCTTAGATTCTTCTCAATATGTAACTTCTTGTTTATGTATATATTGCATAGGAGCGAATTTGATTTCGTTTCTCCTAATCTACCTATAATCATTTTAATCATATCACCTTTACGAAGACGTTTACTAGCCATAGACTGTACTAGAAGACCGTTCAGCCCTTTCTCGTTACGGCTATCTGCTGTAGACACATTGTATCCAAACTCCTCTAGAGTAGCCACCTGTCGCTTCATGGAACCTAAAAGCTGATTGACTTCATCTTTCCATAGTAACGAGTGGTACATCGTGTATACGTTCTTCTTAGGTGACTTATAACTTTCCTTATAGATACCAACTACAGGCTCTTCACGAAACTCTGTGTAGCTTACAATACCTACATGACCGTGACCATTACGTTCTAGAATCTCTTCTGTCTTTTCTACATGCTTGTCATGTACCAGAACATAAACCCGGTCACAAATAGTGCTGTAACTTTTTAACTGGTTATTCAACCGCTTGGTACTGTCTCGCTCTGTCTTAATCTCTACCCCGATTAACTCGTTCTCAGTAAAGATAAGACAGTCCGCGATGCAGCTACCGATATCGATTGATTTTTCAAATAACACGATTGACTTTGTAGACTTGTCCTTTATAAACACGTGACGTTTATTAAGAATAAGCTCCTTAATATCCTGCTCGTAAAACTTCTTAGCCATTAAATCACTCCATGTCCGCTCCGAATAGCGGCTTATCAAATTCTACTTTCTTGTATGTAATACTACTATCCCATCCATCTTTACCTTCCATCATACGTCTCCACTCTACATGATTCGCTAATCGGCTTAGAGCTTCTTTATAGCTACCAGCTCGTACTGTTTCTGACCAGATTTTTGTAGGTAAGTGACCATTTTCTTTAGATGGTACCGGAATGCCCTCATCAGGGAAAACGCGATACTCTACAAATTGCTGCTCTTTCCCAAATAGTTTAGTCTTCTCTTTTACTGTTACAACAAATACATCTGCTGGATAGTTACCTTCTGGTAGGAATACATATCCTCTGAATGGGATATCGATTTGTTCCTCCCTACGGTATAGTCGCTTCTTTAAAAATCCTAATAAATCCATTTCTGTTCCCCCTTAACTTCTCTATACTTTTATATTAAACTATCATTTCCTAAAAGTCAACAACTTTAATCTAAACTTTTATAATATCTACTTAATGGGTTCGACTTATCCTCGTTGTTCCCAGTTAAATCGAAGAAGTCGCTCTGTTCTTGTTGCTCTTTAATGATAGCTTTTATGATAGATTCGACTGGGATAGACAGGTCTTCAAACCATGTTATAGAACTCAAGCCCACAAAAATTCCTGTGTTCTCTCCGCGCTCCCACTTCATCTCCCCACCGATACTACGTTGTGTGTCTCTTTCACGTTCAAAGAATCCATCTTCACGCTTACCTGTTAAAGTAGATATCCCATTAGGTACGATTGGTGCTATAAATAACGGTGTCTCCTCTACCCATGACTCCTGTTTCTTAGATGGAATCACACTATTTGCCCATCTACCTAGTATTGTCTTTGTACTAAATGTATTAATCTTGGTAGATACCTTTCTAGCTTTCTTCTTTGGTTTAACCCCCTGCCCGATTGGGTGAGGTTTATGTACGTCATACACAACTGCATATAAAGCTGTTCCCGGCTCTTTCACCAGTTCTACTATATAGATTGGGTCACTATTAATAGTTAAGCAGCCGCGCTTATAATACGTTAAATGTTTGTTTGTCAACGCGAATATTTCCTGATTATCGTTCATCTTCTATTACTCCCTTCAAGTACACGTAACATTTGTCTCTAACTTCTGTGTCCCATCCCCATTCATCTGCTTCGTTAAGTAGATACTCTGGTAGAAGCATATAACTGTTAGCGATTTCTAGTTTTGTAGGTATCCTCTTATGTATCTCGTATAAAATATCACTTAAAGCGCAGTATGTATCGTGTGAAAGTTCGTCAGCCATCCACGGATTATCTATACCGTTCGGATAGTTGAATTTGAATGAGCAGTATAATGTACAGTAATCGACATTCGTAAACATTTTCAACTCTTCGCCACACTGTTTGCATCGTTTTCTTTTAAAGAAACCAAGCATATAATTCCCCCTCTCATAGTATAATGTAATACTAGCATTCTATTTACTGCTTGTCAACAAGAAAAAGAAGAGGTTATTCCTCCTCTTCTCCAATTTCTTCTAGTAATTCTTGTTTCACTTTTTTCGTACCCATTTTAACAATAACAGCCCAATACCCCCATACAACAAGGTAAGCAGCTAAGTTTCGAATCGCGTAAATTCCAATAAATAAGCCAACAGCCCACAAGTTAGCAGGTAACTCCCATCTATCATTTAGTATCATTACTAGTAATGTAGATGTACCTAACTCAACTGCAAAGCCTAAAGCAATACAACTTGCAGTTTGGAATGTTAATGGTGTTTCTCCTTTCGCTTTGATTGCCTTAACCTCTTGGATTAATCCTAAAAGGTTTTCGGTGTACTTAATGATAATACTTGCTCCTAGACAAGCTAAGAGTACTAGATATGTAGCTGATAATGTCACTCCATGCCCTCCTTTGATACCTCATCTTCTGCTATCATTGCCCACTGTTGCCATCCGCCATGCTTTATATAAATAGCATTAGGGTCTTCCCCTCGGTATGTCTTGTTATTAGTAATAACCTCTTTCAAGGTAGCTTTGTAGGCTCCTGTAAGAGATATTAACTGCTCAACAAACTCGTCGCTAGGTTTTTCTTTAAACGTAATCGACGTGGAGCCAATTGAGTATAATAAGGTTAATTCATACGTTGTACTACTCGATTCGTCCCCCATTACCATGTACTTGCCAGTGTGTAGTTTGATACCGTTTTTATCCATTTCCATATTAGATAATCTCTCCTTCTTTTAACATTAATGGGTAAAATACTGGGGACTTACGACCTTCCTCAAGGACAATAATCATCTGGGAGCCATAACTTGAAGACATGTTGTTATCCTTAGAGAAATCATTTTCTCCTTGCGGGCTACCTACAACCACTTTATACCGTGCGTAATCCTCTTGTTGGATTAAAGTAGAGTGGAAGTGACCCATAATAATTAAATCAATGTTCTTCGTTTTAACGTGCTTTCCAATTACGTTATGTAGACCTTTCTTCTCTTTGTCACCGTGTACTGCTTTTACGGTTAGCCCGGCAATATCTTGTGTATGAGCATACATGGATTCGCGGTTATCTACTACAGTAACATTAGGTAGTTGTCCTAAATCCTCTTGCAGCATGATTAAAGTAGAAAGCAATACGTATGCAGTACTGTCACCACTGATTACGTCATTCTTTGAAACTTGCATTCTATCATGGTTACCTGCAATTTGAGTATATGTAACGTGCAAATGTTTAGATAGCTTACTTAGTACATCTACAGTTAATCGGGTAGAAGTTGCAATCTGTTTCGATAAGTGCATCTCTGCATCAAACGCTTGGTTTACATTACGCATGTTAATGTGTTCTGTAATATCCCCTAAGTTGTATACGTATAGATGTTTGATGTTCTGCTCTTTAACCATCTTCAATACTTCTGCTACGATATTATCTACGTATTGTGTAAGCATATCGAAGTTGTATCCGCCTGTTGACTCGTTAATGACATACATTCCTACATGCCAATCACTAAAACAAAGAATAAGGCTCTTATCGCCCTGCTGTGGAGCTTTCTTAACCGAAGTAATGTATTTAGACTTAGGAAGGTCTTTAAGCTCCTCAACAAGCTCTGTTTTAAGACTATCGAAGAGTAACTTCATTGCAGTACCGTCACGTTGCATCTTACGGAACTCCCGAAGGTTTGCTGTATTATTTTCTTTTTCTGTTATGTATGGTGTTACTACAGAGAATACGTCCTGCTCTGTTAGTACCTTGTCCTCTTTTCCGGGTGGTTGGATAACATCCAAACTGATTTCTCCTTTAACCGCTAAGTCATATAAGTAAGATAAGGCTTTGTCCTTGTTAATATCCGAAGCTACTGTCTTCATTTCTTTTAAGTTCATACTTTCGTAACCCAGCTCTTTGATTAGCTTATTGAAAGCTGATGTAGGTATCTGCCCGCGCTCTCGTTTTAGGTAACCCATCACGACAGCAGAGGCACCCATGTAACCTACTACTTCTCTTGTGTCTTTCTTGTTCGTCAAATTGTTTCCTCCTTTAAATATCCCCGTTGAGTAATGTAACCATCGAGTTTTTCATCAATTCTGCATAGTTAATTTGTACAAATAGACTTCCTACATTCTCTTTACCTGTAGCTTTTCCGCTAACACCTTTGATGAACTCTCTAGCATCTACGCCTTTAGTACGTACAGAGAACATATCAGTACCTTTCGTAGCTCGTCCTACACACACAACCGTAGGCGCTTCTTGGTAACCAACTTCTAGCAATCTATTTGCAATTTCATTTATGTATCTATCCGCAAAGACAACCTTTAACTTACAAGGGACATCGTTAATTACGACATCTGCTGTCTTTGTTTGTTCAATTTTATCTTTTATGTATTCTGACATAGCCATTAATTGCCCGGCTATTACGCATTTGTTTTCTGTTACTGCTTGTTGTATTGTCTTACCTTCTAGTGCAGTAGGCATGTATTTACCCATTGCATTGTACATAGCTAGTAAGTACTTTGTTACCTTATCATCATACCATGTCCAAGTGCGATATTTATTAGCTACTACAGCTAACTGTTTCGCTTTCCCTGATTCCCAATCTCCTTCATACGCTATGTACGGAAACATATTACTTGTCTGTAGAATTTCGTAGACATCTAGAATCGGGTCTTTGTCTTCTATCACTCTTGATATAATATGTTCGCCCGGTAGTTCTTCACCATATGTAGCTACATGAATGAAGTTCGTAAACGGGTTGTTCAGTTCAATGGTAAATTCCACTGGTAAGTTTCCACCCATATACGCAATACCTAGTACAATGATGTTGTTGTACCCTCTAAATCTACTAACATCTCGAAAGTCGAGAGATTTCGTATATTCCACCTCCACATCGATATTGCTGTTCAGAAATAATTCTTCTAGAACCGCTACACCTGTGACTCCTTCAAATGATGGTGGAACAAACACTTTTAAGATTTCTTTCTCCAAACATACTCCTCCTTTCTTCATCATAAGAATATTCTACCAGTTAATCTACTAATAGTCAATAGTTTTTTGCATAAAAAAATAGAAGGTTTTTACACCTTCTACTCTTTGTTATTTATTCACTTATGGAGTTACAACGCCAACATCTAGTAACTCGTCTCCACCTAGTCGGAAGTCGTTTACACCTAATGAGAACTCTGTGTTAGCGAACTCAATGAATGCAAGTACGATTTCTTTATCCATTTTGTCAGCAGCGATACCTTTAACCTTTTTGAATCCACGACCTTGATAACCGTCACGGAATGTTGGGTGGTTACGTCCTACTGTGTATGTAAGTTCTGTACCTTTCGCTACGATAACAGGGCGGTCTAAAACTTCTACCAGACTCTTATTATCTGGAGCTAACTTCATCGGAACGATTAAACGCGCACCGTCTTTGTCAACTACTTTGAATAAGTATTTACCTAGTGCTAACGAGATAGTGTCCTTACGAGATGGTAGGTAACCTTCTGAACGAGATACTGTCGCTAAGAAGTCCCCCGGATTCAATTTTACTGTTGCTAATTTTAATACGTCTGCTAATTTCTTTGCCATAATTACTTGTCTCCTTTTTTATCTAGTGTAATTTGCTCGGTAGCGTGTGCCTTGATACGAGCTTGTTTAGTAATGTTGTTGTTCTTCCATGCCATATGTAAGCTTGAACCCATTAAGAATAATGCAGATAATACATCATACAATGTGTTCTGGTCTACTTTTAAACCTAGTTCATGTCCGAACATAGCAGCCCCCGCATTTACTAACGCCACTAAGAACACAATAAAGCGCACAATAGTACCCGGTGCGATTGGTGGTGCCTCCTGTGGTACAAATACTTCGTGTTTATCTTGATTTTCCATTTACTATTCACCTCTCCTTAGTTATCACAGTACTAATATAACACTTTGACTCACTTTTCAGTGGTGGTTTTACGTTGGTTCTCTCTATGGACAGGCTCCGTTATAGCTCGTTCAACAGACCAACCTTTTTTAATCCTAACACCTACTAAGTCTTTACTTCCTCCTAGTAACCTAGACCACTCTGTAGCGGTTTTCGTTTCACCGTTCAACGTATACTTAACATTACTACGTCTATTGAAACATTGTTCTTGCATAGTGCTCCATGTACAGTTACTAGGTTCATAATTACCATCAACATCTATTCTATCAAGTGTTAACCCTTCTTCATAACCATTACTCTCCGCCCACTTACAGAAGTTAGTGGAGCCGCTATCTTCATTTAACCAGTCATCGCATATTTTTATTCCTCTACCTCCGTAGTCCTTGTACTGCGGATGTTTAGGGTTTAGTACGCGAGTTTTCATGTTACTCCAGACAGCATATAATTTTGTACCTGTGTACTTATTTTTATTGTTACACTGTAGTAAGCATCCGCAACTTTTGTACCTATTTGCATATTTCGCAGGAAGTACTCTAGTGTTTCCACAGGAGCAAGAACACTCCCAAGTGTGTTCTCCCTTTTCATTTTTACCTGTGTATTTAACTACGGTAAGTCTATCGGTAGTATGCCCTGTTAAGTCTTTATATCTTGCCAACTACCATTTCACCTCTCTATAGCACAAAGTACTGTTTATTCTTCTGATTCAATCACCATAACCGACATACCTAATGAGTATGTATGATTCATATGCTCGATAATCTCTTGTAACAAGTCTGCTTTGTTCTGGTTACTAAGGTCTGGGTACTCATCCATAGATAACTTTAGCTCTACTTTCATACTAACCCTCCAATGCAGCTTCTAGTTTTAGTTTTACGAACTCCTGTACATCCGCAATTTTCTCTCGGATAATCGTTACTGTTATCCCTTGCTTACTGTACTTCGCTCGTAACGTTTGTTCTATGTATGTATCTTTATGTTCTTGCATTAATAAGTACAAGATGTCTTTCTCCATCTCATCGAAGGACACGCCTTGTAAAACGTACTCTAGTGTCTCATAGTAATCTAATTCTGTATCAGACACTTCCACACGTTCTAGAAGGTTCGTAACATCAACTTCATTCTTGGTAACGAATACACGATTTCTATCACGATAGTTACCTTTGATGAAACTGTTCTTTACTCGTAGTGTGAGCTTCTTTAGGATGTACCCCGGGAAGTCTACAGCACCATTAATCTCGTACTCTTTCACAAGTCTTACAAACTGTTCAGAAATATAGCTCCATAACTCTGCACGAGTAGCGGCATCCGGCAAGTAGCCTTTATACTGGTTATACACGCTCATACGGAGGTTTTTATATTGTACGAATAGTTTATCTACATCTCGTAAAAAAACACCTGTATGAGCGTCTGTGTTCGTTAAAAACCTATTTCCATTTAGCATAATGTCCTTTTCTTTTTCTACGTTTCTAACCAATAGGATTCATCCCCTCCATAATGGTTTTTACACCAATCTTTTTACAGAGGATGTCAGAATAGTGGACTGTGTAAGGGACGCGTAGCTCCTCACCTTCGAAGTAGCAAATAGAAGTTCCCATTGCCCAGCGGTCATATGCTTTTTCAAAGCGGATAACAACTGTCTGTGTACTATAGGAATCTTTAATCTCTAATAATACTTTTTTATCATTTTTGATGATATTACGAATCTTCTCACGGATTAGTGTATATGATAATGGTGTAGACGAGTCATCAGTAATCGTTCTCTCTCTATAACAATCTAGTGTCCCGGAAATAATATCCGTTCTAGTTTCTTTCCATTGTGCCAAATAAATTCCTCCCTCTGATGTACGAGCGTAATAGAGAAAAAGGAAAGGGGATTACCCTAACCTTTTAAAACCTCATTTACTAAGTCGTCTTCGCTTTTAACTGGTTCCTTATGTAATTCGATTTCTGGTGTTACCTCTTCTACTTGGTCAATCCAACCATCAATCGATAATGTTGCGTTATTTAATGCCGGGTACGGAGCGTCACCATAAGAAGCTACGATTAACTTGTTTAACAGTTCTTGACGAACATAGCAACCGTCTTCTCGTAACCATTCAATGAAGTTCTCTTTCTTCATTTTGTGATGTTCGCCTGTAGCATCTGTGTACTCGTAACTTTGTCCAGTAGTTCCTAAAATCTTTTCATCTTCTGACATCTTAGCAATGTTGTATTCGTAGTCAATACCAGTAAGTGATAGTAACGCTGCTTCTGCTTCTTGTAATGGTGGAGATACTTTAGATTTACGAGTTTTAACCCCCATTGTATGTCCTAAGTGTTCCGCTGTAGCTCCAGAACCTTTTTTGATAGCTGATTTCTTTTTAATCTCTAATCGTAATGTTGCAGCATGCTCCCAAGCTTTACCGCCCGGTACTTTGTATTGTTTGAACATTGGATTTCCACCGATATCGTCACGTACTTGGTTGATACCTACGAATAAAGATTTAGATTGAGAAATCATTGGTGTTACTTTTGTTACGAACTGTGTAATTGCTTTCGCTCTAGCACCGACGTTTTGGTCACCGAAGTCTTTATCTAACTCTACTTTAGAAGGAGTTTGTCCTACAGAGTCCCATACGTAAACAACCGGAGCGTTCGGGTACTTCGCTTTGAAGATTTCTAAAGTTTGTTCGATAGTAGAGCCTACTTCTTCAACTGTTAATGCAGTCCCTTTACTTAAATCCGGCTGCTTAACTAGTACTTTAGAAATATCAATACCTAGTGCTGCTAGACGTTGCTTATCGCTCGTACCCTCTACGTCAATCAGTACACAAATGCAACCTAGTAGAGAAGCTACGCGTAATACGTGATGTGTAAATGTAGACTTACCACCAGATGGTACACCTGCAACCTCAATCATACGACCAAAAGGTAATCCTCCACCTAAAATTTTATCGATGCGCGGCAAGAATAATGGTAATCTGTCTAATACTTCTGCATAATCAGAATCTTGTAAAAGTACTAATCCCATGCTCTCGTCTGCTAAAATAGATAAATCTAAGTCTAGTGGAGCTGCTGATACTTTAGTTTGTTTTTTTGCCATATATTAATAATTCCTCCTATGTACTACTTACTTTCCCCTTTATCGATACCCACTACCCAATCTGGTGTGCGGTAATCATACGCTAGTGTAGGAATGTTAATCATCTTTGTTGGGTCACTAGCTGGTTTTTCTATGTACTCTTTAAACTTAGTTGATAACCCACATATTAGCGGTCTATCTCCGACGATACGATGCATGTGGTAAGTCCATATCTGTTCTCCCATGAACTCGTCAACACTTAATAGCACTTCTTTATCTCTATCAAAACCCTCCAAAAAGTCTTGTAACTCCCCGACAGTTATGACAGGTATCTTCATACCTTATGCGTTCCTTCAACGCCTCTAGCTTTACGTTCGCGTGTACGGGCTGTTAAATGGTACAACGCTTTATGTAAGCCATTTAAAGCTTCTTCATTATCGTGACAAGCATACTTCGTTTCTTGGAAGCATTCTAAACGTTTCATAATCATAAGAATTAAATCTTCGTTTGTGACACCGTTTACACCGTGTTCTTTAATTGCCCCTTCTTGGAATCGGATAAGAGCTAATGTGTCACGGTCTTCTGTAGCAACTACTTGGAACTTATGTGGTGCGTGATGGACATAATCTGGTTTTGGTTCATCACACCATACCTCTGTATACTCACCATCTAGTAATTCGTGTTCTAATTTCATATAATTAGTCATTATTTACCTCCTATTTTTAATAAAGATAACCTACCCCGGAGGGTAGGACTTACATCTTACTTAAGCTCATCAGCAATCATAGCGTCGATATCAGGGAATCCCGCATCGTTTGTAGCTACTTTAGTTAAGTCAGGTTGCCCTTGTGGGGCTGTCTGTTGTACCGTACCTACTGGTTGTTGTGCTGGTGGAGCTGGAGGTGCTGTTGTTACTGGTGCGCCCACTCCGCCATTTTGTGATAAATCAGTAGATACTCCGATGTCAAACGGGTCTGGTTCATTCATGCCTGATGGTAACTGAATGTTAGGCTCTGCTGGTGGCTGGTATGCAGGTGGTTGATACGCTGGTGGTGCTTGGTATCCATTACCTGCTGGTTGACCATAGTTAGGTGCTGCTGGTGGTGCTTGGTATGGATTTTGTTGTGCATATGTATTAGCTGCTGGTGGTGCTTGGTATGTATTAGCTGTCTGTCCGTAAGGATTCTGTCCTAAAGCTGGAGCTTGTCCATAAGGGTTTTGACCTTGTGCCGGAGCTTGTCCATAAGGGTTAGCTTGTTGTCCGTAAGGATTTTGCTGTATGGCTTGTCCTTGTGGCTGTTGTTGAGCCTGACCTTGTGGTTTACCTTCTTTGATGCTGATGAATGTTTCTACCCATTGGTAACCATTCTCTAAGCGCTCAGTCGGTACCGCATGTGCGGGTAAGTTTTCTAACTGTGTTTCCCACCCTTGCCCTAATGGTGGTAAGTTTGTTTGGTAAACTGTTACTGGGTACTCCATTTGACCTTTAGCTGGTTTAGCGATTTTAATAGGGAATGCGCCGTTAGGGTCGATGAATGATAATTCACGTCCTCCAGATAAGAATGGGTCTTGTAGATTCTTAAGAATCGTTTTGAACGCTGTTTGTGGCATTTCGAATAGTCGAACTACTAGGTTGCCATGCTCATCGCGCTCTTGGTATAATTGTTGTGGGTTCTGCGGGTGCGGGAATACACGAACCACGTTTACTAGGTAAAGATTCTTAGGTTTTTGTTGTCCACCGAATGGCGTAGGAATCATTCCTTTATCTGTCCACTCTGCAATCTTGTTATCTAGTAATGAACCTTCGTTCACTTGGCTATCTAAAGTGAAGTTAACATTTAACTCTTTACCTTTAGATGTTTTAGCACTTAGGAAAATCTTACGAGTATGCGCGAAGAACGGGCTTACTAAATCACCAGATGGTAATAATTGAATCATTAATTCCGTTTGCCCTTTCTCGAAGAACAAGCGTTGGTGTTTTGTCTCTGGGTAAACTACCTTCGGATGGTCACCGCCACCTTGTTGTTCTAGGTTCTTCTGTTCCTGTGCAATAATATCAGCAAAATTCATATATGTATTTTCCTCCTAATTGTTTTTAAATTTTATTATGTATTCTATGTACTTCCCAAAAACTAAGTGACGTTGTTACCTTTCACTTTCTTTGTCCTCCTCTCTTAACTGGTACTCTATTATAATACCATGTTACGAATAGGATGTCAACTAATTTTCTGAATTTTCTGAAAATTTATTAGTCGAATCTATCAGCCTCTCCTAAAACCCATTCAAGGGCTAATCGATAGCATCTATTTTGAGTAAGGTAACTTTTGTAATCCTCGTAACTAATTTCTCTATTTTTCCACGCTTCTCTTACTTCTTTATCTGTCTCCAAAGTCTCGTTAAACACTACCATAATCTCTTCACGAGTCTTCATTAGTATCCCCTTCCTATCTGGGGATTGACTTGTTGTTGCGTGTAATTATAGTAAGCTTGTTCATCTTGCATAAACTTACTACCCGCTCCTTGACCATACGACAGGTCGTTAGCTACTTGTTTACCATACGACTGTAACATGTCTTTACGTTGCTCAAACGCTTTCACAATACGTTGCAAACGCCCAATAACATGCGTATAGTGTACGCAAACTTTCTTCTGTTTTAAATACGACTCTTGTTGCTTTATGTATGCTTCCACTTGGTCTTTCGTTGCTTTTCCGCCTTGTGCGGTAATATGTACTCGTGCTTCCCCATCTAACCGTGACCATTCAACTTCTAACTTTAAATCTTCCATCTCTTGATAGTAACGTAGCTTCTCTAGTAAAGAAGACCAGTATATATACTTCGACGGTTGTTCCAACATTTCCTGCTGCAAAATAGACTCGTTGATTTTTAATTCATTACGCATATCGAAGATTAGTTCTTGTCCAGACTCGTCCTTTATACGTAAATTTTGAAAATCAAGGTTGTCCACATTGATGTCTATCAAACGGCATTCTCCTCCTTTTAAATAGAATAGAGAAGACAACTATCATCTTCTATAATTATAATACCACTATTCTATTAATAATGCAACTACTTTTTTAAAGTTTATTTATTTTTTTAACAAGTCTTAGCTGGAACGAATCTTTAGAGTAGTGTTTGAAGTGCGGGTTGCCTTTGACGTTCTTAATCATGTCGTTAATACTACTCCATGCGCCGTTAGCCCAGTCTTTATGATTATCGCAGAGAAGATAGTATTCATCTTGCGCTGGAGTTTTGGTGATAGTATATGTACCACTCTTTAGGATAATAATATCACCTACTTGGTAATTTTCAACTTTAGCTGGTTCGTTTATGATAATACGCATTTTATTCTTCCTCCTTTTGTTTATACCATTCTTTTTCTACTCTGTCTACCTTTTCTTTATGTATAACATCTTCACAGTTCTTACACTTATGTCTAGTTGTTGTAATTACTAAGTTGTCATTACCGTCTCTTACTGATGCGATTGTCTCGTACTCACCTTCATAGTCATGTTGACAAAATAGTTGCGTAAAGAATTTAATCAAAATATATCCTCCTCGTGATAGTCATGCTCTAACTGTCTAATAACTTCCATATGGAAACTAGTAGTTCTAACTAAACCCCAATCAAATTCGTTCTTGTGTCGATACACATAACAGATGCCATTCCACTTATATTCAAAATCCCCTTCGTAATAAACTCTCCCTGTCTCCATTTAACTTCACCCCTTATTTAAATTTAAAGACAATTTTAAAGTTCTCCACTCTTCTAGTGTCATCTTAGGATGTTTTGTTTTAATCCATTCAAAATCTGCTTTCTCGTAAACGCTTTTCATCCATCTTACATCTAATCTATTACCACCATACACACGCCATTCTTTGTAGCCACCTACGTTTGTACTAACTGTTACCGATGCAGCCGCCATTATAATTCCTCCTCTGTGTCCCATCCCCACCCTACATTTTCTTGGAACTTGTCAATGTCTACGTATTCGATTAGTCCATAAGCTTTTTCATTCGGGTCTGGGTCAGGGTCTATAAATAGTACACCTACATACCCTTCAAATAAATCCACTTCTCTAATCTTACATTTTACTTGTAGATTTCCTAGCCACTCCATTTCTAATATATCTGCCGGTAAGGTACAGTAGTGACCTTTTAAGCTGTTACACAACTTTACAAGCTTGTCCACTTCTTTTTTAATATTTAGTAAGTTGACTTTAGCCATTACCATTACCTCCCGGTAATAAACTTCTTCTATTTTCATCTACTAGTTTAATAAGGTCAAATCTAGAGTGACCGAAGCTATAGTCGTGGTCTTCTAGTACATACACGCATCCTTTGTACTCATAAGTTTTTCCGTAGTCATAATCCGGACTACCCATACCTGATTCTAGAATAACATCATCCATATCCACCAATTGCCAACTAGGTTTATCAATCCCAAATACTTCTACAGCTATGCTGAACGGTGGTTCTTCTTCCTCTTTGCGTTCTTTAAATGTAACTCCTTCTGATTCTATAAAACCTTCTCTATTATCCGTATAACCTATGTATACACCTTTATAATACATATACCATCTCATTTAAAACCCACCCCCGCTTTAGTTAATAATCCTTTTACTTCACTACCATACTCATCAAATATAAAGTACTTACCATCATCTTTTATACTTGATAGCGTATATAACCTACCTTGAAACATGTAAACTGTATCGAAATCTGCTGTAAAGTTTATTTGTGTTTGATAAACCTTGTGACCTTCTGCGTTGTATACCATTGTTAAGTAGTTTCCATTGTCCCAATCCCATATCGTGTATACTTTAATCATTCTCCCATCTCCTTTTCTTCTCCAATAACAAATGTGTGCGGTACAGTATGCGCTACTAAGTCTCCTGTTGATATTCCAGTGAAGAATACTAAATCAATTGTCACCTCTGTACCTCTAATACTTTCTAGTATTTCCTCTGTAGTCATGCTCTCATCTCCTTTTGTTGTTGCCTGTAAGTAAAGAATACCATCAAAAAAGAGAAGGGTCAACCCCTTCTCTTAAACTTTTTTATTTTTATGTCCACATAGCGTTTTGAGCAAAGTCAGCTTTAGGGATGTATGCGTATCGCTGGGTTGCTGTTCCTTCTTCACCTCCTACATCGTCCGGATGCGTATAGAGTACATAGACAGTCTCGGTAACTTCGTCAATATAAGCTACGCGACAAATTGTGTACATAACTCCTTCTATTTCCAAACCTAGTAAATAGTTAGGTAAGTAGCATTCTCTACCTACCCAGTCATTCTCTTCATAGTTTAATTCGCTAATATACATATGTATTTCCCTCCTTATAGTCTATAGAAATTAATTTGCCAAAACTCTTTGTCCATTAGATGCGGTTCGCCCTCATTATCGATAAAGAACTTATAATTTTCATCGATTGGGTGTTCTACTTCGAACTCGTTATTGATAATATCGATAAACGCCTCTTCTGAAATCCCACCCCAATCGGTAGATGCTCTATCAATCTCCGGGTAAAACTTGCTCTTTGTAAAGAACTCGCCAGACTCTCCAATAAAAATCCATTTTGCTTTCTTCTCCATTAAAATCTCTCCCTTTTATTAAATTCTATTGTTGATTTCTATGTTTACTTTGTCTAGATTTTCTGATAGAACCAGATGCAATTCTAATAAGTCATGCCATTCCATTGCATCTAATTCTTCTTCTGTAAATATTTTTATACCCGCCATAAGTCCTCCTTAAGCTATTTTTTGGTATTGCGGTTTATTTGACTTGATTACTTCTACTAACTCATCATACTTCTCTTCTGTAATCGCCTTAGAGTTCTTATAGTTCTTAACGTTCTTTAAGTCTCCGTGGTACTTACAGTAACCAGCTACAGAATCGAATGTGTCTAGGTCGTCTGGATTGTAATCTACCATGTCATTATATGTAACACCAATCTCGACATCAGCCGTGATAGGGAATCTTCTTCTTTCCCCTTCCCAGTCAATCCATAACCAATCGATAGGTAGGTTTTCCATGACCTTCTTACCGATATGAGCCATTAACTTAATCTCTTCTGGTGGACAGTCAATTACGATACTATCGTGTACCGTTAGTACGATACGAGAGCGTAAGTTCATTTTCTCAATCAGGTTATTGATGTAGATTAATGAGTTATTCGTTAGGAACGCACCAGAACCCTGTATACGCGTATTGGTAGCCTGACGTAATGCACCGTTACGTTTCTGTTTATCTTGTGAATACACATCTCGTAGATTACGAGTGTATCCTTGTAGACACGAGATACTACCAGCTTTCATTGCGATTCCTTTATTCTCTTCTATGTACTGTTCTAGTCGCGGTTTCCCTGCGAAGAAGTCTTTAAATAGCTTTTCCGCTTCATCTACAGTCATGTTATGTTTAGGTGCGAATGAGAATGGAACCTCACCATACGCTAAACCGAACGATACGGCTTTCGCTTTTGTACGTTCATCGTCTGTAACATCCTCTGGTGGCTTACGGAACGTTAAGGCTGCGGTCTGTCTATGGATATCCTCGCCATCGAAGAACGACTTAATCATATCCATATCCATTGCATCTAAAGCCATTACACGAGACTCTAATGAGCTGTAATCGAGCTGGATTAATGCTCCACCTTCAAACCTAGAAATAAACATACGTTTGATTGGATGCTTATAATCGAAACGGTATACGTCCCCTGATTTACGGGGCATATTTTGCATATTAGGATTCGCTGATGATAAACGGCTTGTCTCTGTCCCTTCACTGTTGAACGAGCCATGCAAGATGTCATTATGGTCTACCATACTTAAGAACTTGTATGTGAAGTTCTGTTTGCGAGTCTTAACCAGTGAGAACTCTACCAGTAACTCTGCTAGTTCTTTCATCTCTGGGTAGTGCTGCGCTATATACTTCATGTTGGCGGAGTTAGACTTGTAATGGTACCATTCGATTTCGTCCTCTTCTAAGTTGTTCTCTACAGCGGAATCTACTAGATGCTCACGGTTGAATGGAAGTTTAATACCTGTATACTTGAACATGACTTTTTGCTTGTCATCGGATGAGTTCGGGTTAAACTCTCTGTCCGCTTCATCCTTATACTTGTCACGTAACTTCGCTATTTCCGTATCACGGAACTTAACAGGCTTCATCTTCTCTTCTAGACCCTTACGATACAGCTCTTCTTTTTCCTCTTTTAGCTTCTTAATCTCAGGAAACTTACGCATAAGAGCAATAAGTCTGTTTTCTTCCTTCGTATAAGCTTCTACAAGGCTCTTGATGTATGGGATATCCGTTTTGATACCTGTAGCTTCAATCTTAGCTAGAACGTTCACAAGCTCCGGATAATGACCTGTATAAAGGTCTTGTATCTTCTTTAGACCTTTCTTCGTGCATCTAGCAGCTAATTGGTTATAGATGCGTAAACACGCGTCAACGTCACCAGAAGCGTAAGGAGAAAGCATTTCCCATAAAGGAATCCATTCATAGTTGAAGTCTCCACCATCTATCTCGTTAACAGGAGCTTTTACTTCATCCCACTTCGGAGTTTCTGGTTTCTCATACTTCCACTCTTGCGCTTGTCTATCACGTAGTTGTTTAAGCTCTTCAATTCGGTTTGTTAAGTAATCCGGTCTACCAGCTAAGAACTCTGTAAGAGGCTGTTCATCTTTCTCTAACTTCTTAATCGTCTTATTGACAACCTTTAACTCAGAACGAAGTTCCTTGATTGTAGCGTTGATATCCGCTTTCATTTCTTTAATCTTGTTACTAGCTTGTTCACGCTCTGCATCGCATTTTAACTTCCAATCAAGTTTCTCTTTGTCGATACGAGCTTTTTCTTTTGCTTTGTAATCTTCTATGTATTGTTTCTTGTAATCTTCTAGCGCTTTATCATATCCACCCATATCTGTAAATTCATATGTTAGGTCTGATAATCGTAATGAACCTTTTACATCCTGATTGACAAGTAAGTAGTACATTGTCTTCGTGTCACGGTTATTTTTAAATCGTGTAATATTTCTTGTTAATCGTAGGAATTTCATATCATACTTGATATTGTGTCCTACTTTTATGATATTTTCATTACCTACAAACTCTTCTATGTATTTATAAATCTCTGCTAGATGTCCCGGGAGCCACATAAAATCTTTGTGTTGTAGCGGAATAGTAGCGCCTGTACCTTCTTTCCAACAGATAGAGATTACTAGAGGCTTTGCACCTATTCGTTCTGGACTTAAGGTGTTTGTCTCTAAATCCCATGATACTACTGGAGCTTCATGTACAATCTTCGTAAATATTTCTCGTACACGTTCGATAGTGGTTACATCTTCGTATTTAACTTTCTTAGCTACGAATGCATCCTCACCTTCGTCTACGAACTTCTTAAGCGTACCGAAATCGGCTTCTACTAAGTTTTGAATCTTCGGATTTACAAGCATATACTCCATTGAATACATCGGTAAAACCCAACACGTATGACTTTCTTCTACCTCAGTAACAGGTAGTTCAAAATCAGGAGTTATACCAGATAGTCTCAATTCAGATATTTCCGCTTCTAAACCTTCAACTAGAGCTACTGCGTCATCCCGTTCTTGTTGAACCTGCGGGTACCGTAGCACTAAATCACGGAACGGCTCACGAACACCAACAATACCACTATCGATATTTTCAAGTCCGCGTGTAGCTGTTTTCAAACTGTTTTCTAAATCTCGTAAAACACCGGATAATCTGTATTCTTCAAATATGTCATCCGGAACATCAGTTGTCTTTGTTGTCTTATGTACAATTCTTACTTTTTGCGGTACCCCACGCATCGTAGAAATAGATGCTTTACCTAAAAGAGCCTTACAACCTAGATTACCAGAAGGAACGATAATATCAGGTCTTTCTTTTACGATACGCGCTCTAAACTCTTCATGCAAGGGGTTCGCGTCTTTCTGGGCGGGCTGCTTATATTTAACGGCTCGTCCACTCTTATCCCTACCAATAACTTGCGGTACTGCATAATAGGCGTAATCGATGTAAAAATCTTTGTTGTCTAGTCCTAACCCATCTGTAATAAGATTTTTTAATAACTTCCCGCCTCTAGTAGAGAGAAACACATTTTTAAGACTTCCATCTTCCATCTTCTTCATGTGGTTTTCCCTTAGGTATTCCTGTGCGAATAATATCTTCAACCTATCTCCTCCTTCTCTCTCTATTATATCACAAACTCTATCAGTAAACAATAAAAAAGAGAGACAAATATGTCCCTCTTATGTTATACTAAATTATTTTAGGATGTCAGCAGGTAATTGTAACATATTACCTCCAGAGCCTTGAACTTTTGATAATTCTCCATTCCATTTCTCAATTTTCTTAGATTCAAGAAGTTCTGGTGTTAATGATTCTTTGACGATACGGTTAGACTCCGCTTTACCGCGAGCTTCTTCAATTAACTTCTCAGCAGTAATTGTAGCTTGTTTCTTTTCGATTTCCGCTTTTTCTAAGTTCTGTTGAGCATCTACTACGCCTTGAATCGCTTTAGCTGTGTTTGCATCTGGTTTAGGTGCTTCTAACGTTACAGAGTCCACTAAGAATCCTGTATTAGTTACCATTGCTTTAAACTCTTTTTCGATTTTAGCATTAATATCTCCTTGATGTTGGAATACTTCTAGTACTGAATAGTTAGAGAATACATTTAATGTAGCTTTCTTGATACGAGTTTGTAACCAACCATTCTCTGTTACATCCGGAGCTTGTCCTTTAAACTTGTTGTAGATTGATGGTAACTTGTCCACATCGTTCGCGTAGTCATACGATAAGCTAACTGTTAATGGTTTACCATCTTTCGTTTGTACGTTGAACTTGTCCACATTTACTGTTGCTGTAGAAATTGGATATGCAGTTACGCGTTTCCACGGTGCAACCCAATGCCAACCTTGACCTAATGTTTCTTTCTCAATACCATATCCACGGTTGTAAACTACACCTACATGACCTTGTTCAATACTTGTGACGCTCATTGCGGTAAAGATACCGCCACCTAAAATCATTACTCCTAATACTGATGCTCCTACTACCTTTTTCATGTTCCATGTGCTTTTTGATAAATTCATATTATTTTCCTCCTAATTTTTAAATAGATTAATAAATTTTTCTACTAAACCGCCAATGTATTCGAAAATACCTTTCTTACCTGCTAATACCCAAAGACCAGCGAATAAGATTAATAACATTATAATTCCTACTAATAGAGAGTACATTATTCTCCCTCCTCTAAATCCTCTTCTGTAACTTCTAGTGTTTCTACTTTCTTAATTTTAGAATCCCATTCGATAAAACCATCTAGGTTATACATCTCATGCTCGATGGACGCTAATGCAGAGTCACCGTATGTATCTCGTGTATCAAATACAACCGACATTACGAATACTTCTTTTTTAATAGCCATTTATTTCCCCTCCTTTTTAAAATACTCTTCATAGTCCTTCGTTGTAGCGTTTGTGTAGTTGATTTTTAATTCATCATCCCACTCGAACTCTTCTGATGACTCTATTTTACCTACATGGCTCATAGTATCTAGTTGCAAGTCTACATGTTGCTTAACTTCTTCTGCAACCTCTTCCTCTGTGTAGTTATCGTAATCACCATTTAAATCTACAACATATAGTGTAACCTTATGTACTTTTGGCATCTTAACCCCTCCATCCTAATGAATATGCTCCTGTGTCATAGTTATCCCAAGCGTCTTTTCTTAGATTTTCTAAAAACTCTTCTAGTTCTTCCTTTGTACGCTCAATCTTTTTACTCTTATGCGGTTTTCCTTCCCACATAAATGATTGAATTTGTCTAGCGTAATCCTCATGTGCTTCTACCATATCTCTTGCGTAGCTACTCATTTTACGTCATGTCTTTCTACTCTATGACTATAAGGGAAACCTTCTTCTTTACATATGTTATCTTTCGATTCCATCATACTGATTGCGTCTCCTTTGTTCCTATGTACTCCAACTACTTTGTCATTACCAAACGGATTCTCGATGATAGTTAGGAACACTTCGTCACTTACTATTTCTCTTCTGAACACCGCTTTACCAGCTTCGACAGTTATAAAGTCCCAACCATCTTTACCATAGTTATTTAATTCTTCTTCACCTCTTCTAAATAGTGAAAGACTTGCAGGTACTAACTTGTATTCGAATTGCTTCATTTTTGCACCTCCTTGTTTTTGTTTTGTTATCTTATGTCTTTATATTACACTCTACTATTCTAAAAGTCAACAATAAAAATAAAAAAAGAAGAGATTTTTTATTTCTCTTCTTTTACTAGTATCGGAACAGGTGCATCGAAGTACCATAAGGTCTTTAAACCGCAGGTAGTACACGTATATCTTACACCTTCGTTAGTATCAGATTTAAAACTACCATTTCTAGTTAAGTTGTGTTTACACCGGGGACAGAAGCATGCACAGCTACTCATCCGCATTCTCCTTTTTAATAGGAATCTCTATTTTCTTTAACCGTGATAGTAGTTCAAATTTAGGGACTTTCTTAGGCTCCCTGATGACATATCTTTGGTTAAGGTTATCCCAACACTTCTTA